CGTGGCCTGGGTGCCGTGGTAAAGATCACCGACAACATCTACCAGAAACGCAACTGGAACGAGCTGGCAAAGTTCACTGCCGAGTGGGACGAAAAGCGCCTGCTGGAAGAGGCCAACAAGCATATGACCGAGCTTCAGAATGATGTGGTAGCCTAAAAAAGGCGGAGGGAATTTTCTCTCCGCCTTTTTTCCTTTTTTGGTTAGCAACAAAGTAAATCATTCTGTAAATATAATAGGAGGCGATAAAAAAATGAGACAAGCACAAATGACAAGAAATGAACGGCGGTATTACCGCAAGAAGATAATCGAGCAGCGGCTGATGGGGCTGGGAGTTTTGGCCTGCTGTGCTCTGGTGCTGTGGATGTGCTCCACCGGCGTAACCGTAGAAGATCGAGACGGCACGGCGGTTGTACTGCTGGCTCCGCTGGGGCTGTGGTTGCTGTTCTCTAAGCAGATTCTGATTTACTGA